CGATACAACACATTGGCACGCCGTTGCAGGGGCGCGTCCGCGTAAACAAAAGCAAATCTTTAGTCAATACTTTCGGATAAACTGAAAGTTAACATAATATACATTATCGGACATACATAGGTAAATCCACAGTATATCTAATGATTACAATGGGTTAGCCTAATATCAGTCAATATACAGCCAATATGAGCTATGCGTTGTTCCATTTAGGCGAAACTACACATCTGGCGCAGCGAGGAAGCCCCCCCCGTCAACGGATTTTACGGGGGTAGTGTGTGTGTATAATCTCACGCACACAATTGCCTATATTGCTTATCAAAAAAAAATAATTTAAAGTGTAATGGTGCATTACTCAGACTGCAAAAAGTAATGCACCTACACGGCAACAATTACGAAAGGATAGCCGCGATGAAAAAAGAATTACCAACTGTAGAGTATTTACGCAAGACAATACGTTATGATGCAACGACGGGCAAAATGTATTGGCTCAAGAGAACCAATGAGCATTACCCGCCTAAAACAGCAAACATTGAAAGATCAATTGAATATTGGAATAATAACTATGCTGGCAAAGAAACTGCAACCTACAAGGACGGCAGAGGTTATTTTAAATGCAGGGTCAACAAGATAGCTTACGGCGCTCACAGAGTTGCTTGGGCATTATACCACGGCAAATGGCCTGATAAGCAAATTGATCATATTAATGGGAATCCATTGGATAACCGCATAAAAAATATGAGAGTTGTTAGTGTACGTGAGAATGGTAAAAATAAAAAACGCCCTAGCACTAATACTAGCGGAATTATTGGTGTATATTGGAATAAAGCATCATCAAAATGGGTAGCACAAATAGGCGTTAATCGAAAAACAATTTTTCTTGGAAGTTATGACAATATTACAGACGCAGCAAACGCACGTCAAACTGCCGAAAAAAAATATAATTTTCACCCTAATCACGGGAGATAGGAGAACACCAATGGCAGGCAAAGCGTTACGCAGAAGAATACTTGCTGATGTACTAAGCAAAGGCGGTGCTGAATACTTGTTTGAGCAGATCGCCTCTGGCAATACCCTCACAGCCCTTGCAAAAGAATATGATTGCTCCCGGCAGTATCTCAGCACATCCCTCAAGACTATCCCTGAGTATGGCAACGCCCTAGCCAAAGCCCGCCAAGAGGCAGCGGATGCACTCGTAGAGCAAGGCCTAACAATGGTAGATGACTTGGATGGTGGCTCAACAAGCAGTGAAATAGCCGCCACACGCGAAAAGGTGCAGTGGCGTAAATTCATGGCAGGCTCGTACAACCAAGAGCGATACGGCAATAGACCCCAGACAAACGTGACAATCTCTGTGGGTGACATGCATTTAGACGCGCTGCGCAAAGTCAATTCCGATTTGGCGGCAATAGACCGCGAAGATCGTGAGCGTGAGGCGAAGACGATTGACGCAGATTACGAGGATGTATCCGATGAGTGACAATCCATTACAAGAGTTTGTCCTACGCTACCGGGACGATCCAGTGCTATTCGTCAAAGAGGTGCTAGGCGCTACACCATACGATTATCAGGAAGAGTTCCTGAATGCCATAGCATCTGGCGAGCGTAAAATGTCCGTCAGGTCTGGGCATGGTACAGGGAAGTCAACGTCAGCGTCTTGGGCTATGCTCTGGTTTCTCCTACTGCGTTTCCCAAATAAGGTCGTCGTCACAGCCCCCACGTCGAGCCAATTGTTTGACGCATTGTTTGCCGAGCTAAAACGCTGGATTAACGAGCTGCCACCCCACCTACAGCAATTGCTAACCACCAAATCAGACCGCGTCGAGCTAACGTCGGCAGCGTCCGAGGCTTTCATATCAGCTAGAACGTCACGCGCAGAAACGCCAGAGGCACTAGCAGGTGTTCACTCTGAGAATGTTTTATTGGTGGTAGATGAGGCATCTGGTGTGCCTGAGAAAGTCTTTGAAGCTGCGGCTGGCTCAATGTCAGGCCACAGCGCAACCACGTTACTCTTGTCTAACCCCACACGTTCATCAGGCACGTTTTACGAGAGCCAAACACGCATGGCAAAGAGCTGGTGGACGCGCAGATGGTCGTGCGTCGATAGCCCGCTTGTATCGACAGAGTTTGTCGAGGAGATGCGTGAGAGATACGGCGAAGAATCAAATGCATTCCGCATACGTGTGCTTGGCGAGTTCCCACTAGCCGACGACGATACGATCATTCCGTTTCACCTTGCCGAAAGCGCAATACATCGTGACATTGAAATTACGCCTGACATTAGGCCAATATGGGGCTTGGACGTCGCAAGGTTTGGCACAGATAAGACTGCGCTATGCAAAAGATATGGCAATGTCGTGACGGATATTGAGGCGTGGCAGGGATTAGACTTAATGCAGACTGTGGGTCGTGTCATGGCTGAATATGAAAATTTATCGCCAAGCCTGCGCCCAAACGAAATACTTGTGGATAGTATCGGTGTTGGTGGCGGTGTAGTTGATCGGCTGCGTGAGTTAGGCGCTCCAGTGCGTGGGATTAATGTTGGCGAAGCGCCTGCTATGGGCAAGACTTACATGAACCTGCGCAGCGAGTTGTGGTTTAAGACAAAAGCGTGGCTGGAAGATAGATCCTGCAAACTGCCAAAAAATGATCAGCTCTTAGCCGAGCTAACTGGCATACGATACGCATTTACCAGCGCAGGCAAGATGAAAGCTGAGAGTAAGGACGCGATGCGCAAGCGTGGGTTAAAATCGCCTGACTTGGCTGATGCATTGTGTTTGACTATGGCATCAGACGCAGCCACAGCATTGTCTGGCGCAAGCATGAGCTGGAATAGGTCTATCAAGCGCAATCTTAAAGGCATTGCATGAATAAAAAAAAATTCGACAATTTGTCACCTAAGATGAAAAATTTAATGATGAACAAGTGGATTAAAAATTATATGAGCCGAGGCCTATCGTTGGAAGATGCACAATTTGCTGCTCGGTGGCGTGCTGGGACGTGGAAGCTATCAGATAGAATGCGTGTTGTACTAGCTAATATGGAAAAATTGTGATAGTTTGTAAAAAATACAACGCATAGGCTATAATTATGGCACAAAATAAATTTTTAAGCTTTCTTAACTCGCTAGACAAAGGCGCAAGTGACAGGAATAGCATTACTGAGTTTCTAGCCAACGTCTTAACACCGGGCGACGAAATGGAATACGTTAATGGTCAACTTATGACAACTGGCGGTCAACCTGTAGAAAACATTGGCGATAAAACATATTACGGCACGCTAGGCCAAGCTAACTTTGCTGGCAATGATCCAGTTAAAGATGGTTTACTATCTAAGATGACTGAAGCACCTGATAAAGCAGCTAAAAAATTTGGATTGCTAAATAAAGATGTGCAAGCGCCAAACAATGATGATTACAGCTTACTATACGGGGTAAAGCCACTCGGCCCTATTACACAAACTACGTTGCCTGACATAACTGACGAGCAAGAGTTTTTTAACTTTGTAGAGAAATACAAGGATGATCCATTGTTTAAGGAGTACATGGGTGACATGGAAATGATGCGCAAAGTCTTTGATTTATCTAAGCAGCAGGAATAAACTAATGCCAATTACAACATATGCAGAATTAAAGACAAATATTGCAGATTTTCTTAATCGTGATGACCTTACTTCTGTGTCATCCACGTTTGTCTCACTCGCAGAAGCAGATTTAAACAGGCAAGTCCGTCATTGGCGGCAAGAAAAGCGCAGCACAGCCGAGATTGACACGCAATATAGCGCAATACCCGCAGATATGCTCGAAGTTATACGATTTTACATTACAAGCGGAGATACACGCCCACTTGAATTAATTTCGCAAGCAGAAATGCTTGATCGTAAGTTTAGAAACTTAAACACAAGCGGGCAACCAGCATATTACGCGGTTACAGCAGGTGAATTAGAGGTTTATCCAGTTCCAGATGGCACATATAATGCAGAATTGTATTATTTTGGTAAAACAGACGCATTATCTGACAGTAACACGTCAAACTGGATATTAGAGCATTACCCTGACGCATATTTGTATGGTTCACTCATACATTCTGCGCCATACCTAAAAGATGATGCTAGAATACAAGTATGGGCAGCGTTGTACCAAAATGCAATTGATGCTATAAATCAAGCAAGCGAAAAAGCTAAATTTGGCGGTTCTGGTCGTCGTATGAAAATAAGGGCATATTAAAATGAGTTTTTCTAATACATTCGAGACAACAGTTCTAACGTGGGTGTTTACGACAGGTAGTGCAACGCGCCCCACAGCGTGGCATATAGCATTATACACATCAGCCCCAAGTGATACAGGCGGTGGCACAGAAGTGTCTGGCGGTGGTTATGGTCGTAAAGCTGTAACATTCACAGTTTCAGGAAATACAGCGTCAAATAACGCAGCTATCGAGTGGGACACAGCCACATCATCATTTGGCACAGTTACACACGTTGGCGTGTTTGATGCTGCATCTGGTGGCAATTTAATTGCGTATGCTGCATTAACAACAAGCAAAACAATTGATACAGGTGATGTTTTCCGCTTACCATCAGGCGATCTTGATATTACGCTAGACTAATGGCTGAATACCGCAGTGGATATGGACGCAGTGCATATGGCTCATATAATTTTGGGCTAGATGGCTTTGTCACGGATGGCGCTGGCGCAATTGTTACAGTTACGTCAACTGCTGCGGCTTCAGTGCGTGTTAGGTTAAGTGCATCTGACATAATCACAGTATCCACTACTGCAACGCAAGCGCAAAGAGTGCGTGAAGCATCTGCAAGTAGCACAACATCATCAACAACGTCTGGTACTGCCGAGCGTGTACGTGAAGTTGCATCAGCAATATCTGCCAGCTCATCTACGTCTGCTGTAGGTGCAAGAACACGCAATTCAAGCAGTATAATTGCAACAACATCCACAACCAGCTCAGATATGGTGCGTGTAAGGCATGCAGTATCAAATATAACACCATCATCTAGCACAACATCAAACGCAGTGGTTGTGTTTAGCGGTGCATCACAAATCAATACAGCATTAAGCACAACTGCTACATTTAACCGGGTGCAGTTCTCCGCGTCAGCAATTGCAACGGCATTGTCTACGACATGCCGAGCAATTGAAAAGTGGGAGATAGAAGAAAGTACACCTGAAACATGGACACCACTTGAAAAGACACCTGAAACGTGGCAATATGTGTCTAACGCAGTCAATGATTGGTCTGCCACTTCCCCTACATAGATGGAATGGACAGCTTCATAGGCAAGAAGTATAACTTGGGCTAACGCCGCATAGGAGATTAACATGGCTGATACTACAACAACGACATATAGCTTAGTGAAGCCAGAAGTTGGCGCGTCTGAAGATACCTGGGGTACAAAGATAAACACTAACTTAGATAATATTGATAATCTGTTAGATGGGACAACACCTGTCACTGGCATTGATATTAACTCTGGTACGATTGGCGGCGTAACTGCTGATGGAGATATTTCGTTTGGAGATAATAACAAAGCCATATTCGGTACTGGGTCTGACCTACAGATTTATAGTGATGGTACTAATGGTTATATTGAGGAAGCTGGCGGTGGAAACTTACGAATTATAACAAATGGTCCTAGTGTAGCTATTAATAAAGGTATTGTTGGTGGCGAAAACATGGCATTATTTAATGCTGACGGGGCTGTTCAGTTATTTTATGATGGAAACGAAAAACTAGCCACAACATCAACAGGCATTGACGTAACTGGCACAGTGACTTCTGATGGGCTGACTGTAACACAAAGTGGTTCAACTACAGCTACAATTGGTGCAACAGGTTCGGTTGGAGATAATGACGGAACACTTATTATTAACAATGGAGGTACTGGTGATGGTATGCTTCGGTTCGATTATGAAAGCGCCACAGATAGAGCTAGGATAGGTGTAAGTGCATCGTCACAAAACTTGCAGTTTTACACGGCTGGAAATAATGAACGTATGCGCATCGACTCATCAGGCAACGTGTTGGTGGGTAAGACTACTACAGCCCTTGCTACCGCTGGTATAACTTTAGGAGAATCTGGTTTTGGAAGTTTTACAAGGTCTGGATTTGAACCATTAAATGTAAACCGCCTTAGTTCAGATGGCAACCTTGCTGTGTTTTACAAAGACGGCTCAACTGTAGGTAGTATTGGTACGCAAAGCGGCAATCCTTATATAGGAGGAACAAACAGAGGTATTCGGTTCGACAGCACACAGATTATACCTGTTAATATGACTGCTTCTGGAAGTAATGAAGATAACTCAATAGACATTGGTAACTCTGGCGTCCGCTTCAAAGACCTCTACCTATCAGGAACAGTTACATTTGGGAGTGACTCTAACACAGGAACATTACAAACCCCCAGTGACGTTTTAGTAGTTGACGTTGATAGCAACAACAACACAGGTGGCGCACCTAACATACAGTTTAAAGTGTCTAATTCTGAAAAAATGCGCATCGACGCATCAGGCAACTTGTTGGTGGGCGGAACATCGCAAGCTGACTCAACATCAATAACATTAAACCGCCAAGGTTACATATATGCTAATGCGGCTCACCAACAGTCAGGCATATTTGATAGAGAAGGTTCAGATGGTAATATTTTAATCTTCCGCAAAGACAGCACAGCTGTAGGTAATATTGGGACTTTTGGAGGTACTACTTACTTTTCAAGTAACACCCACGCCATAATGATTAACGGCACTGCAATAACGCCCTCCCTTAATACGGGTAATCGTGTTGATGGCGCTATGGATTTGGGTACTTCAGGATACCGCTTCAAAGACCTCTACCTATCAGGCGGTGTATACCTCGGCGGCACTGGGTCGGCTAATAAGTTGGACGAGTATGAAGAAGGGAATTGGACTTGTGTACTGAGACCCTCGTCTGGGTTTACGGCGACATCAAATTCAGTCACAGGAAAGTATGTTAAAGTTGGCGACTTGGTTTGGGTTACTGCTAATCCAACGATGGCTACGCCAGCTTCTCTTGGCTCATACTCACCGAATAACATAAATTATGCTTTAAAGGTTGAGGGCTTACCATATAATGTAGGCGGCTATGGTGTGCAAGGGCGGTCTGCTCCAGTTATCGGTGTTGCTCAAAATATAGGATATTCCAGTGGTGACACTTTAGCGGGTCACGGCAGTGAGGGTACTGATAGCATATCTATTTTCTGCAATAGACCTAATGGTGCAACTAGAAGATCGCCAACGCTATACGCAAGTGCAAGCGCAAACTTTCATCTAAGTTTCACATATAGAATTTAACCCACTGCATAGCTTTGGGTCGGACAGGTGGCAATCACGCCACGATAAAACAAAGGAGGCCAATATGGCACTAACAGAAACACAAGTAGAAGATAAGATTGAAGTAGTTGGAGATTACAAGCATGTGCAAGTTCGTACAGCTACAGTGATAGCTAGAGATGGTACAGAGATCAGCAGATCATTCCATCGTCACGTCTTACAATGCTCAACTAAATCAGGTGATACATGGGGTGACACGGACATCTCAGATCAGTCAACCGAAGTGCAAGCTATCTGTAACGCTGTTTGGACAGACGCAGTGAAGACTGCATATCAGACAGCTATGGATGCACAAGAAATATAGGAGGCTATTATGCCAAACACACACACATGGTCTATCGCTAACTTAGAGCGAAACACATCTGATGATGGAGTAACAATAGCTCACTGGCGTTGCGAAAGCACAGATGGAACGAACACTGCATCAGCATATGGAACTACAAGTCACACACCTAATCCATCGGACTCTGACTTTATACCTTACGCTGATCTAACAGAAGCAAAAGTATTAGAATGGGTACACGAACAAGTGGTACAAGCTGATACTGAAGCGGCAAATGATGCTAAGATAGCTGAACTTGCAAACCCAACATCCTCAACGGGGATGCCTTGGTAATTTTAACTTAACAATAGGAGATCAAAATGGCTGAAGATAAAAAGGTTATTACGATTGATGATAAAGAATACACTGAAGACCAACTCACTGATGCACAGAAAGTTATGATTAATCATATCAATTCATTGCAACAAAAGATTGGTTCGGCAGAATTTAACTTAGACCAACTTAAAGTTGGCAGAGATGCTTTCACAAAGATGCTACGTGTATCCTTAGATGAAGCAATAATTGAAGCTGAAGAAGCTGCAGAATAATAAATATACTCAACAGGGGCGACATGCATTGCCCCTGTTGTTATTTTACTACAAAATGTGTTATAGTCCCATAAGTTTAACGCCATGAGGTCTATATGCCACTTATTCCACTAGATATTCCTTCTGGAGTTTACCGAAACGGAACTGACCTGCAATCTAATGGTCGTTGGCGTGATGCAAATTTAATTCGCTGGATAGATAATACCATGCGCCCTATGGGTGGATGGCGTACACGTTCAGATAACGCCGCCGCAGCTCCAATACGTGGAATGTTATCTTGGATAGATAATAGTAATGCCCGGTGGATAGCTGGTGGTTCATATAATAAATTATATGTCTGGAATGAAACTGGCTCTAGGTTTGATATAACGCCAGTATCATTTACTGCGGGCAGAGATGATGCAATATCATTTACAGGGTATGGCGGTAGTTTATACGGCAGCTACGCATTTGGTGTAGAGCGCCCAGACACAGTTAGAATACAGCCAGCGACATCATGGGCATTAGATACATGGGGCGAAAACCTTGTAGGATGCACAGAAGATGATGGTAAATTATACGAGTGGGCATTAGCTACAGGCACACCAGCCGCAGTTATAGCCAACGCTCCAATAGATAATAGGTCATTGGTGGTAACAGAAGAGCGTTTCTTATTTGCTCTTGGTGCGGGTGGAAACCCGCGCAAAGTGCAATGGTCTGATCGTGAAGACAATACATCTTGGACGCCTGCAGCGACAAATGAAGCTGGTGATTTAGAGTTAAACACAAGCGGTCAAATCATGGCAGGCATTAAAGTACGCGGTCAAACGCTTATCTTAACCAGCACAGATGCACACGTAGCAAATTATGTAGGCCCACCATATGTTTATGGTATTGAGCGTGTTGGTTCATCATGTGGTTTAGCTGCCAATAAAGCAGTATCAGTCGTTGATGCTGGCGCATTCTGGATGGGCGCACACGCATTTTATGCTTATACAGGCGGTGCGGTTCAAGAAATACAAAGTGAAGTTGCAGATTACGTCTTTAACGATATGAACCGAGGCCAAATAAGTAAGGCATTTTGCGTAACCAACAGTAACTTTGGAGAAATATTTTGGTTTTATCCATCATCTCAATCAACAGAAAATGACCGATACGTTGTGTTTAATTATATTGAAAACACATGGTATATTGGTTCACTAGCAAGAACTGCTGGAGTTGACGCGGGTGCATTTAGAAAGCCTCTTTGGGTAGATGCAGATGACTATAAGATTTACGAGCATGAAATTGGCTTTGATTATGGTTCACTAACGCCGTTTGCTGAAACTGGCCCTATTATGCTTGGGTCTGGCGATACAGTAGCATCCGTAACTGAAATGATACCTGATGAAAAAACGCAGGGTGACGTAAATGTAACATTTAAGACACGCTTCTATCCAAATGGAACTGAACGTGACTATGGGCCATACACAATGTCAACACCTACATCGTTAAGATTTACCGGGCGTCAAATGAGAATGCGTGTTAGCGCAGTTGAGCTAGGAGATTGGCGTGTTGGGGTAAATAGATTAGATGTTGTTGCAGGCGGTAGAAGATGACGCAACAGCAAAGGCCACCAGAACCATATGGAGATGATTGGAAAACATGGGGCAGACGCCTCATGCAATTCATGTCCCAGACAAGATCACCTCTTGTTCAACAAACTGGTAGCGAAAGCGCAGCAGACGATGGTACGCTTATGTGGGATAGATCATATGAATACCCAGTTGTAAGCAAAGGCGGAGAGTGGCGTCAAATTGTAGTAGAGGGCGGACACGCTAACTTTACTAAAACATCAGATGTTACACCAGCCCTAGCAAATACGGCATACAAGCTGACCTATGATGCACCATCTGGCAATTCAAAGATTACACAAGGTACGCCAGCAAGCAGAATTGTATTCGAAGAGGCTGGAGAATATGTATTATCATTTTCCGCGCAAATATCATCAACAAGCGCAAGCACAGTACACTTTTACTTTTGGCCTAGCATAAATGGCACAGCATCGACAAACGGCGCTATGACAACTGCATTGCATCAGAATAATGCTACAATTGTTATATCACGCACGCAGATATTTACTGTGGCGGCTGGTGATTATTTAGAAGTAAATTATATGATGGATAACACTGACGGATTTTTAAATTACACAGCAGCATCATCCCCAGTGCCAGCAATACCATCTTCAACACTAGCAATTACGAGGACGCATGGATAAAGAATTGCAAAGATGTAGACCTTGGATTGAAGCGGCTTTGGAATATTCAGGTGGCACGCATGATTTTATTGATGTGGCAGAAGGAATATATAAGGGTACTATGCAGTTGTGGCCTACGCCAAAGGGGTGCATAGTAACAGAAATTGTGGTATATCCACGTAAACGAATGTTAAACGTGTTCCTTGGCGGGGGTGAGCTAGATCAGATTTTGGATATGCACCAAGATGTGGTAGAGTGGGCTAAAGCACAAGGATGCACAGCACTAACCATGACGGGGCGTGTAGGCTGGAAAAAACCATTGGCGAAGCATGGCTGGGATCAGTTACACTCGTCGTATATTAAGGAGTTTGAGTAATGTCAGGCGGAAAAGGCGGATCAACATCATCTAGCGTTGAAATCCCAGAATATATTGAAAAAGCGGCGCAGCGTAATTTAAACAAAGCTGAACGTATTTCACAGCTTGGTTATGTACCATACTATGGCCCAGACGTGGCTGCATTTACACCAATGCAACAAGCATCATTCCAAAATACGGCTGACGTTGCAGGCGCATTTGGCATGAACGCTCCAGCAAGCCAGCAAGATATAATGGGTGGCATGGCCGCGCCTACACAATACGCTGGCGGCGTAAGTGGCTATTCATCAGCTCCAATATACCAGCAATCATTAGATGAGCTTGCTAGACAAAGGCCCGCACAAAAATCCTACATGGATAGCTTTTTTATTGACCCCTATTCTGGCAGTTATGGTTCAAACGCGCCTGCGCCAATAGATTACAATATGTATCCAACATATGCTGAAACACAACGCCAAGCTGAAGAGGCTATTAGACGTGAGCAGCGCAGTGATGATAATTATGAAAGATTGCTAGATCAAATGGGTCAGCAGGTTAGCGGCTCTTCTCTTACGCAAGCTGAAATGGCTAAATACGCAGAAACAATAGCACCAGGTAGTGGCTATGACCCTAAGACACAAGTTTTAAATGAAGCCCAAAGAAGATACATCGAAAGCCCAGAAGGTGCTGCGGCTAGATTAGCTCAAGAAGACATAGCAATGGGTGCTGTAGGCTCAAACCAAATGGGCTTTTATGACAACTTGAAGATGTTGCAGAACCAAGAACCATCAAAAGAAAACCCATCAGGCGGAATGGCTTATTATAACACGTTCCCAGATGCAGATGGAAATCCAACAAGATTAGGCTATGACAGCACTGGCGGTTCATACGGCGGATCGCTTGTTACTGGTGGTTTAAGCGGTAATTTAACAGGTTTACCAGAAGTAGGATTATTAGGTTTTGGTGGCGGTATTGCTGATAATGTTTATTCAGGCATTAACTTCGAAGGCGCAGTCGATGCTCAAAGTAAAGACTTTGCTGAAAAAGCAGCGGCTGGCGGGTTTGACCCAAATAATTATGCAATGTTTGATGTTAATACTCCAACGCAATCACAGCAAGATGCATACGCTAATAAATCTGCGGCTGAGCAAGCTGCATACAACGCCCAAGTTGTAGCTGAAAGAGAAGCACAAGAGTTAGCAATAAGAAATGAAGCTGCATTGGTTGCTCAAGAGGCTGCACGCAGACGAGATAACTCAAACCCTACACCCACATATACTGGTGGAGTTGTTAGAGACTCGAAAGGAAATGCCGTGACAGATGGCAGCGGCAATGCTGTTAGAGCGCCCGGCCCTAATGTAGGCAGCGGCGGTGGAGGCTCAAGCTCAAGTGGCGGCGGTGGCGGAGGCTCATCAAAAATTCTATGTTGTGCATATTACGAGCTAGGTTATTTGCCACGCGAAATATGGCGGCTAGATCAGAGATACGGCGTCTGGTTGCACAGAAACAATAGAAAACTAATGAACGGATACCATGCATGGGCTGCGCCTCTAGCAGACTTTGTTAAAAAAGATACAATTGGCGGTAAAGTTGCACGTAAAGTTATGTGGCCTATTGTTAAAGCATGGGCAGAAGAAATGGCTCACACAATGAGTCCAGAAAAACATAAGTCTAATAAAGTTGGTAAAGTGATAGCAACAGTTGGTGAAGCATTCTCATACGCAGTAGGCGCAGTATTGCTACCAAAAAATAATAAGAAGGAAGCGTAACATGGCTGGTGGTGGACAAATGAGACCGCAAGGATCGGCAATAGCTGATGCTAGGGCGTCTGGAATAACAGGTATTGCGTCTGGAAATGGCGCGGCAAAGCCTTTAACTCTTAGCTTCAATAATAACAGCCCGATGCAAGGCTCTATGTCGTCTAATATCGTGGCGCAAGGCGGTGGCCAAGATATAGGCACAATGTTTCACAATCAAATGCCTGACGGAACGCCTCGTCCTCGATTTACACCGGGCGATGGCCTAGCTGGAGCGCGTGTGCCAATGGGTTTTGGTAATTTAGGAGAAACAAAAATAAAAGATGGTATGCCCGCAACAGGCGTAAGTGATATTACTCCATTACCCGGCCCACCAATGTCTGGAGGCAAAGGTGGCGGGAATGGCGAAATGCCAAGGCCTATGCCAGCTCCAGCACCATCCACGCAATATTCGCCAATGGCTGCACCAGCTCCAGCTCCAGCGCAACCGCAAGGGTTTAACGTAAACCAAGCTGCGGCTGGCGGCTTACAAAAAGCATTTCAAGGCACGCAGCAAGCAATGCAAGGGCCAAACATTGGTCAGTTTATGAACCCATACACAAAGCAAGTTACGCAAAACACGCTAACTGATCTTGAGCGACAACGCCAAATGCAAATGAACACGTTAGGAGCGCAAGCTTCAAATGCTAGAGCATTTGGGGGTTCGCGCCACGGCGTAGCAGAAGCTTTGACTAATGAGGGATTTGCAAGGCAAGGCGCGCAAGCGTTTGGCAATCTGCAACAGCAAGGGTTCAACACAGCTCTACAAGCTGCACAAAATCAACAGCAAATGCAAATGGGCGGAGCTGCACAGCTTGGTCAACTTGGTCAGCAAGCATTTGGCACAAGCCAAGCAATTCAACAGCAGCAAGGCCAACAAGGTCTGCTACAGCAAGGCATACAGCAAGCACTCATTGATGCGGCTAAACAACAGTATGCGGGTTACACTGGCGCTCCAGCGGCGGCACTTAATGCGCCACTGCAAGCTCTTGGTGTTGCACAGCAAGGCGGAGCTAAAGATGTAGTGCAATCACAAAACCCCGGCTTATTTAGTTATTTGCAGACTGCGGCTATGCTTTGCTGGGTTGCCCGTGAAGTTTACGGCGAGCAAGACCCTAAATGGATGCAGTTTAGAGAATGGGTTATCGGTCATTCACCTGATTGGTTCTATAAAGCATATAGCAACTACGGCGAAAAATTTGCTAAAGTTGTTCGCAAAGTGCCAGCAATTAAAATTATCTTACGCCCATTTATGGATGCTAAAAGAAAGAGCATAGGATATAAAGCATGATAAAAAAACCTGAACAAA